AGTAATTGCGGCACCTGTAACAGCCGCATCAGCGACGTTGGACATTGAATATACCAGTAAATGGGAAGGAGCAACAGCGATACTAGATATCGAAGTTAATACTAACAATACAGCTGCAGGCGTTATTTATTCTGAGGTATCAAATACAGCCGGCACAACCGCTGTAACACTAACAGATACACTTGCCAATTTTGGCGAAAATTGGAATAATATAGTTATTAATCCATATGCTGACCAACTAGCAGTATTAGAAGCATTCAACGGTAAACCAGACCCTGATAATCCAACAGGTAGATTTGCACCGGAGTCGTTCACTCCATTCGTTGCATTATTTGGTTCGTTATTGTCTGATAAAGATGATATCGTTGCTATTACCAACGCAACAGCAAGAACTACGGAGGTAACAAATGTTATATGTCCGGCACCAAATTCAAAGGGATTTGCATTTGAAGCAGCGGCAAATATGGCAGCAAGTTATGGAAGTATTGCACAAAATTCTCCACATATTGACAATTCTGGAAAATATTATCCAGATATGCCAGTACCATCGGACGAATTAATTGGGGATTTCAGTGATTACGATGCAAGAGATTTCATGGTTAAAAAAGGCTCATCAACTGTAAATATCACAAATGGTTTATACACGATTCAAGATTTTATTACAACGTATGTTCCTTCGGGAGTAGCTGTACCAAAATTTAGATTTGTTAAAGACCTTATCATTGATTTCAACATGGAATTTGCATGGAGAATAATTATGGAACGTGATATACAGGATAAGACAATTATTGCAGCTGGTTCAGTTACCACAGTTACAAATACTATATCAACAAGTCAAGTCACACAGCTTATAAATAGTCATATTGATTTAGCTGTAAGTCGGGCGCTAATTGTTGATGATGCTTTTTCAAAAGCAAGTATTCAAGTTGGAATAAATACAGACAATCCAGCAAGATTAGATATCTTTTTTAGATATAAACGAAGTTCAACTGCTCACATCGTTTCAAGTGATGTTGAAGTAGATTTTAATTATACAACTTAAAATTTAGAAATTATGGGATTCACAGGTGGTGACGTAAAGTTAATATCATATAACCATCCAATTTTTGGCAGCGGAACGCTGTACGCGAAGGCTGGAGAAGACGGCACATTAAATATAGGCGGATATACATCTGCTGATGATGATGCTAATATCACAGGCACAGGGCAAATGATTGATATTATCACAAGAAAAAGAGGTTCTTTTGAAATTCTTTGTGTTTGGGATACTGTTGATATCAAAGAACTTGATACAATCAATGACATGGCTGGAAGTCCTGTTTTAGGTGACTGGACTGTAGAACATATCAGCGGTGTTGTATGGGGTGGAAAAGGCAAGCCAGTTGGTGATGTAATAGGCTCAACGGGTACGAGTACTTTTAATTTAAAATTAGCATTTGAAGGAAAAATAAATAATTTATAAAAATTTGATGGCATGAATAAAGTAGACAGAGAATCTGCAATAAGCGAGATTAATAAGTGGATTGATGAAATAGGATATGAAGATGGTCATATTGAAAGTGAACCAACATTAACAGATGAAATGTTAATTAAGGCAGTGATGTCTGGTGAGGTAGTTTTTGATGAAAGTGGTCAATTAGTTGTAAAGCTTAAGCATCCTATTGAATCAAAAGAGGGTGACCCATTGCATACGGAATTAACATTCAAACATACTGTCGCAGTATTCGAGTATAATAACGCCGTAAAAGGTGTAAAGGCTGATGATGCAGATGGTAGAATGTTAGCAACTATTGCAGTTTTTACTAATGTAGCAACAAGCAGGATAAATCGTTTATCAACTAAATCTTACCGCGTATTACAAGTAATAGCCGGGTACCTTTTGTAAGTACGGACTTTGATAATGCCATCAAATCAATTGCTCGGGTGTTCAAGTGGACACCCGTAGTGATAGGCAAATTAAATATCAACGGTAATGATTATCAGAGTCTTATATATTGGTACAAAGATGCAAGAAAATACGTTGAAGAAATAAATAAGAGCGGAGGAGCTATATAGATGCAACCATTAATAATACCTAGCAAGTTTACTGCAATTGATAAATTTTCGCCAGTTATGCGCAAAATGACTGCGTCTACGTCGAAATTTACGACAAAAGCACGAGCAGGATTTGAAATGGTTGCTATTGCGGATCGAAAAGTCCGTATGGGAATGAAAAAAACCATGAGTAAATTAGGTACTTATGGTAAGATGGCAGCTGGATTTGGTGGCATGATGTTGATTAGTCATATGGTATCGGCAAATGTTGAGCTTGATAAATCCTTACAATCATTACAAGCAATTACAGGAGTAACAGGTGAGGCATTCGTTCCATTTCGAAAAGAGATTGAAAACGTCTCTAAATCACAAAGAATATTCGCAGCAGATACCGCTAAGGCGTTCGAGCTTGTCGGTAGTGCAAAACCTGAATTATTAGCTAATGCCGAAGCTCTTGGCGCTGTTAGTGAGGCAGCTATCATCTTAGGAAAAGCCGGTAAATTAGAAGTTACCGAGGCAGTTAATTCTCTTACAATATCAATGAATCAATTTGGTGTAGGTGCTGATAAAGCGGCTTCATTTGTTGATATTTTAGCAACTGCCCAGCAAAAGGGGTCAGGAACTATTGCGTTTTTATCAGAAGCGATGGTAAATGCTGGAGCAACATCACGAGCATTTGGAAACTCATTTGAAGATACCGTTGCTATATTAGAAGGATTTGCGAAGGCTGGATTACCAGCATCAAGGTCAGGAACCGCATTATCGGCAATTTTATCCAAATTAACGAGAACAAGTATCAAAGAATTTAATCCACAGTTCACAAAAGCCACGGATATAATAGACAATTTAGCAACTGCGAATTTGGATTATACTAAAATCGTTGGTTTAGTTGGCGAAGAAAATGCTAAATATTTACAATCAATTATCAATCAAAATGAAATAATACAAAAATTAACAGGTAATTTAGATGAGAATGGTAATGCACTGAAACAGGCTAATATTCAAACATTGAGTTTGCAAACATTATGGTCTGAATTGATTGACACATTTGACAATGCAACCACATCAGTTGATAACAATAATACTGTGATGTTATTGACTAAATGGTTACTTAGATTTGTAGCCAATAATATGAATATAGTTATAGGAGTAGCAATAACTTTAATAAGTACTTACGCTATATTGAAAACGATTTTATGGGGAGTGCGTATAGCAATGATAGCGACTAGTATAATAGTAGGTATATCAACAGCCCTACAAAAAGGTAGTATTTTTGCATTACGTGAAAGTGTAGTAGCACAAAAGGCATATATAGTAATGACAAATTTAATGACAGCCGCCACATGGTTATGGACGCATGCACAAACTGCAATTGATATTTTATTAACTGCTAATCCAATAGGATTAATAGTTATGGCAATCATCGCAATGATAGCAATAATAACAATATTGATTTATAAATATGATGAGTGGGGTGCTGCAATAAGTCTTTTATTCCCAACCTTTGCAGTATTATTAAACTTAATAATGTCAATAAAGAGGCATTGGAATAACATTACAGAGGCATTCAGTAAAGGGGGTATTATAGAAGGTATTAAAGCTATTGGATTAGCTATTATTGATACTATTTTATACCCATTACAACAAATGATGGATTTGTTAGGTTTTGATGGTATATCGCAAAGTATGGATAAAATGAAGCAGTATATAGGGATTAAGGTTGATAATCCTGTAAATCCAGATGCAGCGATTGAAAATGTAAGAACGCAAAGAGAAGAAAATGTAACAACAAATAAACAAACTGCGGAATTGAACGTGAATGCACCAGAAGGATTCTTTGAAGAAATTGGCGATTTTATTGGCGATATTGCCATTAAATTAACTTCTACAATGTAATGACCGAAATAACAGATATAATGATTTATGAAAGTGGTTCAGGAGGTGAATTATCATTAAAAAATGATGATTTAGAATCAATTACTGGATTAACAAATCAAGTTTATTTAGCATTATTTGGCGGTAACATTCAACAATCAACATCAGAGGATTTAGAATCGTTAGATATTCGCGAAGATTATTGGGGCAATGAATATTTAGAAGAGGAATTACAATATAATAGTTTATTTGAAAAGACTATAAGAACAGTAACTTTAAATATCAATGGATTAAGTATTTTAAAAGATGCCGCAGAACAGGATTTGAATTATTTAAAAAAATATGCTGATATTTCAATGGAAATATCAATAAAAAAACTTAACTTTGTTGAATTAATTGTTACATTAATAGAGCCAGATGATATTTCAACAAAAATTAAATTATTGTGGGATGGAACAAAAAATGAATTAATTGAAAATATAACAATATGATAACTCCAACACTAGCAGAATTATACAGTAGTATTCAAACTGATTTAAGAAATAAACTAGGAATTTTATCAATTATTGGCAAGACTAAATTAAATGCTTATGCTATTGTACAGGCAGCGAAATTAAAACTATTTTATCTACGCTCTCAGCAGACATATAAGAATATATATCTTGACCAATGCGACGATGAAACTATTGTGCGATTTGGTAGAATAATATTGAAGCGAGACCCATTTGCAGCGACCGCAGGCGAATATAAAATAGAAGTTACTGGCGATGTAGCTGCAACAATACCAGCAGGTACAACATTTAAAAGTCGCGATACATCATTAAATCCAAATCAAATATTTATACTTGATACATTATTTACATTTACAGCGACAACGGGTTTAATAGATATTAGAGCATTAGAACCCGGAGAAGTTTCATTATTAGAAGTAACAAATGAGGTTAAATTAACCCAACCAATTGCAAATGTTGAGGGTGTAGCAACTGTGACAAGTGTAGTTACGGCACCAATTGAAGCAGAAACCACAGAAAATTACAGACAAAAAGTAATAACTGCCGCACAAATTGAGCCACAAGGTGGTGCGAGAGTTGATTTCTTATTATGGTCGTTGGACGCACAAGGTTGTAGAACAACATATCCTTATGTTAAATCAACCGCCCCATCAGAAATAAATTTATATGTCGAAGCAAATCCAGCTGATTCAGTTGGTGGAAATGGTGTACCAACGGCCACTATATTAACAGCGGTTGAAACAGTAATTGATTTAGACCCAGACACAACTAAACCAATAGCAGATAGAGGCAGACGCCCAATGTGGGCGGTTTTATCAGTTGCAGACGGCAACATTAAATCAGTGGTTACAATACCAGTTGATATTGAGATAACTACATTATCAGATGTTACATTATTAACAGCAATAGAAGCAGCATTGGTAGCATTCGTTTTTAATATACGACCGTATTTAGATGGTGCAACACCACCAACAGATAGTCAAATGGGTAAATTATATGCCGCCGATATTTCAACTGTAATTAGAGATACAATAGGAACAGCAACTTTTGCCGATGTAGAAGTTCAAGTTGATAGTTCTGTTGTAACTTCGTTTTATGAATTTTTAGATGGGAAAATACCTTACATAAATTCTGTAACAAATGTCTAATAATATAAGTATAGATTTAGTATTTAATTCAGCTGTTGGTTCAAGAGGGTCAGGTAATGACCAATTTGATTATCCTAGTGGGATTGACTTTATTAATTCACAATTTTATATAACGGATAGGCAAAATCAAAGAGTAAAGATATATACAGATGCCTTAGTTTATTCATCAAATTTCGGAACCTATGGGACAGGTGCATTAGAGCTAAATTTTCCATTAGGGATTTCACTTAATACAGCGGGTGATATTTTTGTTGCAAATTCCGCAAATCATAGAATAACAAAATTCACATTTTCAGGCACGCAATATGATTTTGGTTCGCTTGGAACAGGATATAATGAATTTAATTATCCCGTAGATGTTAAATATTCAATACCATATATATATGTAGCAGATAAATTAAACCATAAAATTAAAATTTATAATGTTGCATTAGGTACACCTGTATTTATTAATGAAATTACAGGTTTAAATTTTCCTGAATCGGTTGAAATATTCAATAATCAAATTGTAGTTGCTAATTCAGCTGATAAAACCATACAATTTTATGATTTAGGTGGTGTCTATCAGACACAAATAAGTGATTCAAATTGGGTTTATCCAAATGGTTTATGTAATATTAATGATGAAATTTTAGTCGTAATAGACGAGCAGGATTCTACGCTTTATTTTTACGATGTAGATGGAAATTTATTAAACACATTTTCAACGGGCTTAAATTTTCCGAAAGATTGTGTTTTTGTTGATGAAAAATTATATATAACAGATTCCGCAAATCATAGAATAGTCGTTTTAGATACGTTTATTGTTGAAAATATACCGTATTTATCAGCGGCAATAAGAAATTTAACGAGACAATTATATCCAACTGGACGAGCTTGGTGGTTGGTTATTAATAGTATATTTGATAAATTACATCAAGGATTAAGTTATTCAGAAGCAAGGGCATATGAAAATGATTTAAGTGTATTAGATGCAATTCTACCTGACAATGATAATTATACAACCACAGACGCAGAAAACCACGAATCAGTTTATGGTATTGTATCTAATTCAGCGGTTAGTTTAGTGAATAGAAAAAAAGCTATTACAAGAAAAATGCAATATCCGGGTAACATTCCGGCACGTCAAGATTATAGATATATTCAAGCACAACTTCAAGAAGCTGGATTTGATGTTTATATTCATGAAAATAGAACTGAGGTTGGTTTTACATATTATGATTTATTCACGTATGATTCATCAAGATATGATAGTGCATTTATATCTAGTGGTTATACAGTAATTGCTAATTATGTTGATGAATCAAAAGATGCATCATTTAATATAGGTGGACCGAGTACTGAGAATTTCTTATTTTGGGTTGGTGGTTTAGTATATGGCTCATCTGCGAATGTAGATGATGATAGAAAAAACGAATTTAGAGAATTAATTTTAAAATTAAAACCGGCTAATATGGCTGGATTATTACGTATAACTTATATATAAAATATTATGGCAAAGATTTTAAGTGATTCAGCAGGAATAGTAATAGACGCAGATTTTTTAGATGGAAAATTACAAGGCGGAGTAACGGTTGCAAGTGTTGATATTAATCAGGATATTGTTCAATTTTTTCAGAAAATAATGGCATTAGCCAGTATGACTGGCAATAATGATTTTGATAATGAAGTAAATGGGTATCAATTTATTGATGCGTTAAAAGTATTTAATAAATATTATTATGAAAATTATACATCTGGTTCAATAGACCCTACATTAGTACCGGCAGGTCATTTATGGCTTAGTAAAGACGGACAAGTTCAAATTGATGATGCTGGTAATTTAGCTGCACATGATATAACATCTGTTACTAATTTTATAGGAGATAATGCTGGAAAAATAGTTTTATCAGCTGATGTTAGTCAAAATATAGTTGTTAATAATGGGTCTAATACGCCGACAAGTATTACAAAAATAGGTGATGGTTTATATGATATTGAAACTACTGGCTTAGGTGCTTCGATTATATCAATAGGAAATGCGAATAATACCATTGGTACATATCCTTGTAATACGTATATAAATGCAGGTAAATTAAGAATAAGAATAACTGATTTAGCAGGTGCGGCGATTGATTCACCATTTTCTATAATAGCTTATTGGTAGAACTATGGCACAAACATTTGACATAAACATGACGGAAGTCATTGGATTCACTAATAAACTTAGTAAACTTCATAAGTACGCAATACCTTTGGCGATACGTAGTACGTTAAATGATGCCGCTTTTGAAGCAAAAAAAGTATTGCCTTTGGTATGGGATAAAAATTTCACAGTTAGAAAAATGTCATTTATAAAATCCCATGCACGTATAAATAAAAGTTCTAATACTACCAATATAAAAAGCATGGTATCTGAAATAGGCATTTTAAAAGGCAAATCAAAGGCAGGAAATAGATTAGCATTTCAAGAAGTCGGAGGCATTATTGAATCTCATTTTATGCCTAGAGATGTTGCAAGAGATGAGAGTACTAGGTCTGGGAAAATTAGTAAAAGAGCGTATTTTCAAAGAAATAATATTCGTAAAGCTAACAATAAACAGCAGTTTATTAGAATGGCGTATATGAATGCAAAAAGTAATAAATCAGATTTAATATGGTATAAAGATTTAGTTTTTAATGTTGATAGTTTCAGTAGTTCTGGCGGACAATTAGATATTAAATATGATGTGTTATATTCTACCAAGAAATCGAAAGTATTTATTGAAGGGAGGGGGTTTATTCGTAAATCCGCTAAATTAGCTATTCCGAAAATGCCTACTTTTTACCGTAAAAACGCTGAGTTCAGAATCAAAAAAGAAATGATGAAATATATGAAATAAAAATAATAATTATGGAAAAAGTAGAGAAAATTTATAATTCGTTAGTTAGCTCAACATTACTAACTGTAAACACAGATAAAGACTTCAATAAGTTTAAATTATTAATAATGTCTTTATTGGATATTGATAGTAAGTTGGAATGTGAAAATTTAGTTAATGAATTTCTTTCCCACTTGAATGATAATGATATTATAAAGGTAAAAATTAAATAATGAGCTGGAAAGATAAAGTAGAAAATATAGAATTAACAATCACAACTGGAGATGGAAAAGTTTGGCAACCGCTTTGGCGAGAAGCAAATAAAGATGTTGAGTATAATACATCAGGTTTTGAAGCTATTGATATAGAGGGCACTTATGTTAATCGTAAAAAGAAAAAGGGCGATAAATACCCAATTACATTATATTTTACGGGTGAAGATTGTGTTGACGATGCAAAATTATTTGAAATTTCAGCTCGCGATGCTAGACCTTGGATTTATAAACACCCTTATTTAGACGCTGTAACTGTTCAACCAGTTAAGCTTAGATTTGATTATTCGCAACATAATGTCGTAGTAATTACAGGAACTTTACTTGAAACGATTGCCAGAAAATATCCACAAGAAATATCACAACCAAAAAATACGGTTGAGGTTAAATCAATTGAAGCAACTGCGACACTTAGCGAAGTATTTACCGAAGAAATTACCACACCGTTATCCGGAAATATAGAACCAAATCAAACATTTGTTGATAGGTTTAATAATATTTGGGAATCAGTGGCTCAGGCTCAGGCTAATTTAGCTATATTAAAGGAATTAGCAACCACGGCTTCGAGTGCCGTACAAAATGTTATATCCGACGTTACATCGTTTATTGATGGCATAATTAATCTAATTAATTTTCCTTTAATATTAGTTCAGGATATTGAATTTAAAATTAGTGCAATGGTTGAAAGCATTCAATTACTTGAAACTATTTTTATTAATGTCGCAGATACTACAATTTCAGCTGATGTGCAGACAAAAAATAATATATTTTATGAATTTTTAGCATCTAAGTCAATGGTTGCCATGGGTGATATGCTTATAAGCAGTGAATACAACGACTCAGACCAAGTGCTTAGAGCTATTAATTCGTATAAAGATATATCTGATGAAGTTTTATTGAATTTTGAAAATAATGATTATAATCAAAATCCACAAATCGCATTAGATTTGGATATAATGGTTAATGTGACAATAGCTAATTTATACGACATTGCATTTAATACTAGAAATATAAGGCTCGTTATATTGCCAAAAGATACTAATATAATTATATTGGCTCATAAATATTATGGTGCGGGCGATGCTGATTTAGACGAATTTATACTACAAAATAATATCACAGGAGGTGAGTATTTACAGATAAAAAGTGGGCGAGAAATTAAATATTATTCAAAATGAGATTAGAAATAAATGGGGTAACATTCAGTAATTTTAATAATTATGAGATTAATCTTATGTTTAATGCCGTTGCATCGTCTTTTAAATTCACTGCTCAGTAT